GTGCAGGTTGGTTCACTAACTACATGGTTAAATATAGCTGCGGGTTATTATAATTATATAGCTACAAAAACAGATGGGACATTATGGTCTTGGGGAAAAAGTGATGTAGGACAACTTGGACACAATAATACTACTAATCTTTCATCTCCAAATCAGGTAGGATCACTCACTAATTGGAAAACGGTAACTATGGGTTACAGGTCTGCGGGTGGAGTTAAAACAGACGGTACTCTTTGGATGTGGGGTGAAAATAGTGCGGGAGAATTAGGGGATGGCTCTAAAACTGATCGTAGCTCTCCTGTTCAAATAGGATCACTTACTGATTGGAAGGATGTAAAATGTGGATGGATGCACACAGTTGCGGTTAAAACTGATGGAACTTTATGGGCTTGGGGGAAGAATAATTCTGGACAATTAGGACAAAATAATACCACTAATAGAAGTTCTCCAGTTCAAATTGGTTCTGGAACTACTTGGTTAGAAGCAGCAGCCGGACTTTATAATACAAGCGCAATTACATCAGATGGTAAATTATATCAATGTGGTCTAAATGGTTATGGACAATTAGGACAGGGAGATACCACTAGTCGTTCTACTATTACTCAAGTAGGGTCTTTAACAACTTGGGTTCGTTTAATAACAGGAAGACACTCTGCGGGTGGAATAAAAACATAATATGAAAAAACAAGTATATTTTTTATCGGGTCTTCCACGCTCCGGCTCTACGGTTCTAGCAGCAATTCTTAATCAAAATAAAAAGACTCATGTTACTACAACATCAGGTTTGGTATTTGCTTTAGATGGGTTGGCTAATACATGGTATTCAACTGGGCTGCTTAAAGCTAATGATTATAAATTTGATAAATTAGCTAAGTCTATGGGAGCGATAATTGATACATTCTATGAAGAGTTTGAAGAACCTATTATTATAGATAAAGGTCGTGGATGGCCTATTCCGCTAATCCTAAATTCAATGACACAAGTACTTGGAGAAAAACCTAAGATTATTGCTACAGTACGTTCTATACCTGATTGTATGGCATCATTTGTTAGAATAGCTAAACCTGATGATCTTGATGAATTTATCTATTCTGGAGTTTTAAGCACTCACTTAAAGGCAGCATATCTTTCTTTATTAAGCGGTTATGAGTTTGCGCCTGAATGCTTTTGTATAGTTGAATACGAAGACCTTATTGCTAATCCAAAAGAACAGCTTAAAAGAATCCATAAGTTTTTAGACTTACCCGATTTTGATTATGACTTTACAGCTATTGATGGAACTAGCGTTCAAGAAGATGATGAGGAGATACATGGTTTTGAAGGTATGCACGATATTCAACCTGTACTTGCTAAACAGCACAATGAAAACCCTAAAGATGTACTA